GGCAAAGCATGCCGTGAAACACGTCGCTTGCTTATCATTGCAGCCGATAGCATTGGCTCGGCACAGGCAATTGAAACTGCGGAGATTGCAGCATTGCGTCCACCCGTTACTAGTTTGAAAAACTATGCTAACTATGTGCAAACCATTGCAGCAACAATGAAGCGTCCGCCATTGGCTATCATTACTGAGATTGCAGTAGTAGCTGATCCTAAGACACAGTTCAAGGTGGTATTTTCTGCAGTCAAGGCAATTGAGGACATGGCTATTGTGCAGGCATTAATGCGTCGTGCTGAACAAGAAGTGCAGGTGGCAATTGATACCGCAGGCGTCATTAATGACATACAACCAGAATCTGCAGAAATTGCTGTAGATACTGCTGCTAAGTACTAATCTGTTGGGGGCCTTGTGCCCCCATTTGTTTTTGAAAGGCACCTGTATGATAGATCCTGATAACATCTCGTGGTTCAATAAATACTTGTATTTGCTGACAGCTATTGCAATGCTGGCAATCGTCTTTGACTTATTTATTTGGAGACCATAAAGTGTACGCTTTTGTTTTGGTTGTAGCAACCCTCACAAATGGCGTTATGTCCGATGCCGAAAGCATAGAAACTTTTAAAACTAAAGATGCATGCCAAAAAGTTGCAACGCAATTGATTGCAAAGCAAAAGGCAGCTTCACCTATGCAAAACCGCACGTTCTTATGTCTTCCAAGGGACACCAACTAATGAAACCTCGTATGAAAAAACCCGTCTTCTTAGACTTTGAAACAGAAGGCATTGCAGCTCGGCCAAAGTACCCGCCCGTGCCCGTTGGCTTGGCCATTTATGATCCTGAAGGCGAGTACCCTGATGGCTATCATGCGTTTGGCCACATGACGGGCAACAACTCAACCAAAGCAATTGTGAAAACAATTTTGGAATTGATTTATGAATCCGATCGTGAAATCTGTTTTCATAACGCTATGTTTGATCTTGATGTTGCCGAAACCCATCTTGATCTTCCTTTACCTGAACCATACAGGATACATGATACGCTTATTCTTGCTTTCCTACATGACCCGCATGTCCCATCTCTTTCGTTAAAAGAATTGGTAACTACCTATGGGCTTGCAAAGCCTGATGAACGCGATGAATTGCGCGATTGGATTATTGCAAACGTTCCTGAAGCGCGTCGTAAAAAGTCCACTTGGGGCGCATACATCTGTCGTGGCCCAGTGGATCTTGTAGGCCGCTATGCTTTAGCTGATGTAAGGCTTACTTCTTTGCTTTTTGCGCATCTTTACGAGCATGTGGTGCCTGCACAAGATGAGGCTTATCAACGTGAGATGGCTTTGATGCCCATGTTGCTTGAAAATTCACGTCTAGGTGTACGTGTGGATAGGGAAGGTTTGCAACAAGCAAAGCAACAAGCAATAGTAGATATTGAAAAATGTAGTGTCTGGGTACGCGCATTACTGAAGTCTCCTGAAATAAATATTGACAGCGATAAACAGCTAGTCGATAGTATTTATCTCACCGATTACTGGGACAAAACAAATGGGTGGCCTACAACTGACAAAGGTCAGCCTAGAGCCGACAAAGAAACCTTGGATGAACTAATTACACATGAAGAGTTAAAAGGTGTCCTACGATATAGAGCCAACCTATCAACATGTTTGTCAACTTTCATTGAGCCCTGGCTTGAAGCTTCTGCATCTACAGGTCGAATCTACACCAACTGGAATAGTGTTCGAGGTGAACGTGGCGGCACACGTACCGGCAGACTTTCTTCTACCCCCAACTTTCAAAATGCGCCTGTCCGTTATCCGAAAATTGTCGCTGCCGGAGCAACCACAGGAATGGGAAGAAACGAAATCCTCATTCCAACAGACTTAGACATTGCGCCATTGCCACTTATACGTAGTTTCATTCTTCCTGATGAAGGCCATAAGCTGGTGGCATGTGACTTCAATGCACAAGAGCTCAGGATCTTTGCACACTTTGAAGGTGGTAACCTTATGAAGCAGTACCAAGAAGATGCACGTGCAGACTTGCATACTTATGCTGCCAAGCTAATGTCAGAGGCTGCCAATCAGGAAGTATCACGTACTTATTCCAAAGGCGTATCTTTTGCTATCCTTTATGGGGCTGGCCCACAAAAGATTAGTGAGATGTTGGAAGTGGATTATTCCTTGGCCAAAACGTTGATGGATGCATATACATCTGCGGTGGCTCCGGGCCTCAGGATGATGCAAGCAACCATGCGTACTAGGTATAAATTAGGCCAACCCATAAAAACCCTTGGAGGGCGTCTGGTAAAGATGGAACCGCCTAAGATTATCAACGGTAGATTGCGTGAGTTTGACTATAAAGGTGTCAACCTTTTGATTCAAGGCTCTGCTGCAGATCAGGCAAAGGCTGCCATGCTGCTATACCAAAAACGTCGTAAAGGTAGTAGGCTACTTCTTAGTGTGCATGATGAACTGGTCATCTCAGCACCTGAGGAGTTCATTGAACGCGAGGCTGAAACGCTAACATGGTCTATGTGCAATGCTTTGGCAATGGATGTACCTATGGTTAGTGATTACAAAATTGGCAACACCTATCAGGACACAAAATGATTTGTATTGAAGACGCTAAAAGACAATCATCAGCATACGCAAAAGCGTGTACAACGTCTAAAGCAGAAATGCTTGAGGTTGATGATATACTTAATGACATTTGGTATGCTAACCATCACATTGGCTCAACAGAGCACCCTAAAGACATTGCTTACAACTTTAGTGTGTATGACCACCCAAAATATATCAACAATCTTGATGTGTGCTTTAAGTACTACACTCGAATTAATTTGATGACGTCACTAAAGTTTTTTAAAGACTTAAACATTGTGCCTGAAACTATACTTGATTTGTATGGCGGTGATGGCCGTTCTAGTGTAGTGCTTGCAAAAGCATTTCCTAACTCAACAATTTACTATCATCAAACTGCGCCTGCACAAGTTGAAAGAGCTAAAGTATTGTTTGAGCTATTAGGTTTAATAGGCATAAACAACATTCAGCATGTTGAAACACCTGTGCCCGTAGATGCTGTGTTTGCCTTTGAATGCTTTGAACACTTTATTGAGCCGCATACTTTGTTTGATCAACTTGGTGATATGAAGTACTTGGTTGAAAATTCTAGTTTTTCTGTAAAAGCACCGGGGCATTTTTATAGGTACGTAGGCTTTGATGATAAGGTGTACACCAATAGGCAGATCAAGAAAAACTTCTACACGTACTTACGTTCTAAAAACATGTTTGCTGTACATCGCAAAGAACATTTTGTCTATAAGAACTTTTTTAACTGCACGCCTATGATTCACATGAGGCATGTATGATTTCAATTAATTGTAAAGAAGCAGGAGCACATTGTGGCGTATAGCAATTCAGGCATCAAATCGTATGAGCAATGCCCATACAAATACAAACTTACTCGCATTGAGCATCGACAAGAACCTACGGGTGAGGCTGCACAACGTGGCAAGGATATACATTACGAGTTTGAACAAGCTTTAACTGCATTGCCATTGCTAAATGACGCATACGCTTTTTGGAATGACTACATTGCTGAACTCATCATGTATGGCGCAAAAAGTGAGGCTGAATTTGCGGTAACTAAAGACTGGCAACCTTGCGGCTTTAAAGATGAGAATGCATGGGTACGGGGTATCTATGATGCTACGTATTTTAAGCCTGAAGAAAAACGTGCACATGTGCTTGATTGGAAGACTGGCAAAGAACGTGACTATGGCGATCAGTTAAAGCTGTATGCCACTGTGCTTTTGGCTTCTTACCCTGAGATTGATAGCGTATCAACTGAGGTTTGTTACATTGATTTGAAAAAGCGCGTACAGCTTAAAACGTATACTCGTGAACAGCTTGATGAATTAAAAGCATTGTTAATCAGCAGAATCACCAAGATTGAGAATGATGACGTATACGCGCCAAAGCCTGACTATGGTTGTAGGTGGTGTCACTTTCGCAAATCTAACGGTGGCCCTTGTCAATGGTAGTAGGAGAACTATATGACTAAAGATGAAATGAAAACTGAGATCATTAAAGAGCTAAAAGAAAGTGGCCCTTATTGCTGCTATTGTTGCCAACCTAAAGGTGGCGCAATTAGCTGTTGTCAGGAAAATCACTTTGTACCCTTTGGTGCTTTGTATGCTGAAGATAAGAAAGCAATGATTGAAGAGCAACTTGAAGACTTTGAGGAGTAAGCCATGACACCTGAAGATGAAGAGTTTAACCGCATAGAGATGGAGTCTCGCATTAAGCAAGAGTACATCCGCGACATGAAGCAACCCTCAAGAGAGCAACTAATGGCAGAGGTCGCTGTGCTGACTGGGTTGGTGCGTGTCTTGTCTGCCAGAGTTAAAGAGTTGGAGGGTAAGCAGTGAGCTTTCCTTTTCTTAAAGCAAAAGAACGGCTAATACGCATCATGGGTACTTTTGATTTGGCAACAGGTCATGCAGATACATTTGATGAACTACTTGATTCGCTTGAATCAGAACTGCGTGATGTGCTTGGGTATTACAGACAACAACGCACATGGGTTGATTTGACAAAGGAAGAATGTTTTGAGTTGTGTGTAAAACATAAAGACAATTCAT